AGATTAGGAAATTTGTTATAAATAGCCATGTTAGTTTAGAGCCACCCAAGAGCCTCCAGAATAAATATATGCTTTGTTACCTGTTTCATCAATACGCATTGCAATGTGTCCTGCAATGGCAGGAGGCGCTCCAACAGGGGCACCAGCACCAGAAGGCACATAGAAATAGTCACCACCAGCTACCCAATCTCCTGTTGGTTGAATCTTACCAGCTTCAGCTAAAACAGTAGTTCCATTATCAGTTGTTTTAAATACAAGTGCTGTACCATGACTAGTAGAGTTCCAGTTCTCAGAAGCAACTACTTCGACAGTAGCTCCTGCGGCGTAATTAGAACCATCATAACCAGTCCCAGCTACATAACCAACAGTATCACCATTTGCAATAGCACTAGGAGCACTGGCTGTTCCTTTACTACGAACTAGATTAATAAAAGGTACATTGGAATTACTGTTAGTTGAAACTTGAATAGAGCCTTGTACTTGTACAGGGTCAGTTCCAATACTGTTTGTTTTACCAAATAATAGATACTGTGATGTAGTCGTTACATATACAGTAATATCTTTAAAGAATTTCTTTAAAAACGTATATAGTTTACGCTCATTTTCATGTTCTCTAGAGCGATCACGTTCTTGAATAGAGGCTTTAGGAAATTCCATAACCCTCACCTACATCATAATCTAAGATAACTCCACTAATACGTAACTTGGCATTTTGTGTATTAGTAATTTCTAAAGTGCCTCGCTTAAATGAACCAAACGCCCGACCAGTAGCTTCATACGGAGCTAGATAATATGAGGATATAGTTCTAGTTGTTCCGCGAGCCCCCTCGTTAGTATACCATCCTACTGTATACGTATAAGTAGCTTGTGTATATGTATCAGCAAGGATAGTTACATTGTTAAGAAATTTACGATTAAAAATATCACAATCAATATTATTAAAACGTAATTTTACAGTAATAGTTGAATTAATATCTACACCGTAAGAATCATCTAATTGGTATAAAGAGCCTGTATCCATCTTTTGAACATATGTAGTGCTAAACTTACTTTTAGCACTACCAGAAACTAACCAACGTCCTAAAGTACGATAACTAAATCCACCAAAGGTTGGAAGAGTTCCTGTACCATCAGTATACCAGTTATACCACAAACCAAGCTCTAAGTCATAGACAAAAGTAATATTAGAAATGTCTGTAGAAGAGGCTGTTGGGTAATAAGTAGCGGCAATAGATAATACATAAAATTGTTTCCCTGCTACACTTGTCAAAAAGGCAAATGAGCCATCATATGACCCCATTAACTCTAAATACTTAGCAAGATAAGGATCAGTGATGTCTTGTAAGTTAAAACTGTTGTTTAGTTTTTGTACCCGTTTACGGCCAGATTCATCATTAGTTACCCAAATCATTTCTCCGCCACCAGTATCAACGATGGTAGCAGGGTTAACACAACCAACTTGCTGTACAGCTTGTTCTACACGCCCTAAAACAGAACCATTTTGATTAGCAACATCTTCAAAAAATTCAGTAGAGTATTCTTTAAAAGCTACAATGTAGTTATTATAACGACCAAGATCAACTAATTTACCGCCATATGCTTCTGGAGTAATCCATTCAGTTGACGGGAAATTAAAGAAGTTTCCTAAGTCCGATTGATAGATTTGACCATTGTTTGTACTACCAACAAACACTCTGTTGTTTAAATAGACAACATGTGTAAGTTGTGTACCAAATCCCCACGGGGCACCAGAACCCGGACCTTCAGTTCCAACTGATGCTGCTCCTTTAGTATATGCAATAGTATCACCATTAGTAATTGCTACATTTACAGAGTCATCTGGTAAACCAACATTACTAAACATTAATATTGGATATGCTGAACTATTAAATGAAACAGCATTATATGTTAATGTAGTTACAGAATCATTAAAGTGATACACATACAGGTTAGCGCCATATTTAACACCATAATAGATGTTGGTTGAGGTTTGATTCTGTGACATAAAACAGCCAACACCAATACCAGTACCACCACTAGGAGCACTAACTGGATTATTATTCATACCCGGACGCTTAACAGCAAATACTTGTTGCGTCTCTGAATGACCTCCTTTATAAGCCTCAATATACACATTGTGCATATATGAGTCTCTAAAGTTTAGATCGAATATGTCAACCTGTGGTCTAGAGGTGTTTACTACCAAAGGTAGTAGGTTCTTTTTCATTAGTTATGTGCTGGATATAGGAATAGTGAAGAATCTTCAGTATCAAAAGCCATAGCGTCTTCTTTTAAATCTTTTGCTAGGGCGTTAATCCTATCATACTCTAATTGTGGTGTTCCATACAGATGAGCTTGACGAATAGCAAGATTATACTTAATAGCATCAAACCATTCTTGTGGAAACTCTAATTGATCTGTGGTAGCATCAAGATTATTTACTGGACGTTGGTATCTAATACTAATCGTACAGTTAGTAGCATTAGTAGCATCTGCTGGATAGTAAAGATTTACTAAGCCGTAAGCAAATGTACCGGGACCAGAAACACCATATTCGTGTTTAGGATCATACCAAATAGCAATCGGCGTACCTTCTTCACTTTTGTTTGGAAGTAAAAGATACTCTTTTTCAGAAAGAATTTGTAAAGGTATATCTATAGGAGTAGAACCAGAATAATCTGTTCTCCAAGCTTGATAAACTTTAAGTGGAATTTGTACATTTACATCATAACCACCTTGACCAATACTGTATTGTACCTTACCTTGTGAAAGGGTAAAGTTAGCAGTTTTACGACACCAGATTTGATGTTTATGTGATTGCCAACCAGTAAGAAGATAGTTAAGTGCTAAAATACCTTCGGCATATTGAGCAGCAGTAGGATGATTTGGGTTTTCTAAGTCAATAACCCTAAGTACACCTAATGATGCTTTAACAATTTCTCCAGCAGTTGGGAAAAAGGTATAGCCAGTTGCCATTTAAATTCCAAACTTAAATTTTAGTATATCTTTGATTTGAGAGAAAAAAGCACCAATACATGTAACTAAAAATACCATACCACCAATAAAACCTTTATAGCGAGTTAATTCTTGGTGAATGTTATCTAGAATTTGCATTTTATCTTCGATGTTATTCACCTTCTCTTCCAATACAGCAATACGGGATTCTATTGTCATAATTAAATCTGGTACCAAGTGTCAACGCCGTTTGACATTAGACGTAAGGTAGCATTAGCGGCCGGCGTAATATTGCCACTAGCACCCGAACTGTTGATTAAAGTATCCCCACCTAAAGGAGCAACAGTCAAAGTATTAGCAGAAGCATCTATTCTACGAATAATTAATTCCCAAGAAATACCTGCACCTAAAGAAGCTGGATCAGGTAAATTAATCTGGAACGAAGCTCCAGTTACGTTTGCAGTAATGTACTTATGTGTTTGATTAAGACTATGTGGCGCACCAGAGTTAGTTAATGCTTGATAATTACCACCAACTGCTCCATTAAAATAATTAGGAGCAGTACCAGACATATAAGCATTCCAACGAGAAGTACCACTAACAGCATTAACACCAACAAAATTATAGGCATTGGTTATTTGTGCATCTGTTTGATCTGCTGCTAAGTAACCATAAAATGTAGTTACAGCAGCACCAGTAGCAACTGTACCAGTTTGTACATTATAACCAATAGCAGTAGTTACTGGAGTACCAGAAGCAGCATCAATATAAAGAAGAGTATCGTAAGCTTTATATGTAGCAATTGCTGCATTAGCACCAGAAGGTTTATATAAGCCAGAAAAATAACCAGTAATACCTGTTACAGTTTGATTTGTATTTACATTTATTTGAGAATAATCACCATATACTGTAGCCGTCGAAGCTCCTGATGGAGCATAATCAATAGCTTTATAAGAATTATAATGTGCGCCAGAAGTAGATGTTAATGTTTTATAAAGAGTTGATTGAGCATTTGCAGTAGGAGAAGCGTTATGACTAACAACACCATTATAGGTTGTATTAGTCCAAGAACCGACTAAACGGTTATGGCTTAATGTAGTACGTGCGTTAGCAGCAGTAAATAAAATAGCGTCTGTGCCAACCGTAAGTCTAGTGAATTGATTTCCAGCAATATGATAATAGCCAGTAGTATCTCTAATATCAACGCCAGTAGTTACTTCATAGAAGGTATTATTAGAAATAGTAGCCGCAGCACTTCCAGATACAGCAGTTGTACTTAAATAAATTGCTGTGTTAGTTGAACGAATAGAACAACCACTAATTACAATAGGAACAGCATCGTGTTCTACTGAAATGCCTCTATCCGCAGCCTGAATTTGGCAACCAGTCATTGAAAAATCTGGAGAAGCTCCACTTACTTTAAAACCATATTTTCCAGTTCTAGCTGTATTTGCATTATCGTAATAGCAGTTATTAAAATTAATACTAAAAGCAGTAGCACAATGAAAACCAACATCATAACCGAAAGCAAAACAGTCTGAAACTCTAGTACCGTCAGCACCGGCTCCAGAAATACCGTTGATCTGCATTAAATATGCAGTTCCGGGACGTTGATAATATGTTACAGTTGTAGATGCCCAAGAAAGAATAGGCCAGAAATGACACTGTGAAACAAAGCAAAGGTCGGTAGTTTGTGTAATATGAATACCATATACACAATCTCCCCAAATACCTTTAAAGATAGAACCATCTGCGGCATAACCATAAATAGCTTTATTAAAACCAGCAATAAGGCAATTCTCTACTAATACGTTCCAAGCACGCTCACCACCAGAAGTTCCTTCTGTATAGATAGCAGTGCCAGTCCAACCAGAATAAGCAGCACCAGCGTTGGCGGTAGCGGGATCAGTAGCATCGTTATCCCACGACACATTAAGCCAACTTGGGATAATAGCAACACCTTTAATACCAGAGTGTGTGCGTAAAGTAATAAAGTTAGCAGCAGCACCAGAACGAATAAGTGAATAGTTTAATTGATCAAATCGTGAATTAACTTGACCAGCACCAACTACTTCATGATCTACAGCAGGAAGTTTGTCACTACCAATAAGTAGAACACCTTCTGGAATAATAAGTGAAGTTGCTACATAACGTTTAGGCCCTAATCGAACAACTGAATTAGACCCAAGAGCCGCTCCAGCATTAAGGGCTGCTTGAATAGCCACAGTATCGTCTGTAGAACCATCACCTACTGCGCCATAGTCATCTACTAAAATTACTAAATTATTAGTAATATCACTGTGATCAATATCATCCCATGATGTATTTGTACCATCAGTTTTTAAGTACTTATTCGCGTTGCTAGCTTGACTAGGAGCTAAAGCATTAAACGCAGTATTTGCAGTAGTTTGTCCAGTACCGCCATAAGCAATTGGTAATGTACCTGTAACATCAGTAGTTAAGTTTACAGTTGAAGCTGACGCAGTTCCAGCAGTTAATTTAACAAAACCAGTAGAGGCACTAAAGTTTTGACCAGTACCACCTTTAGAAGTTGGTAATGTACCAGTAATAGCAGTAATGTCAGAGCGTGCTACAGTAACAGCATCATCAAAAACATCTTGAAAAGCTAAGTTTGTTGGACGAAGTTCAATATAGTTACCACTATCAAATGCTTGTCCAGTAGTACTATCCTGACCACGAGTAATAGTTAAGTTATTACCAGATCGTGCTGTAACTTTAACAATTTCTTGTTTAGTAGGGGCAGTAAGAGAGTCAGTAATAACAGCATAGAAATAGTTACTACCAGTAAGCGATGGAAAAACAGCACCATTAGTAACAGAAATGGCTGTTTGTCCAGCAGTAATTGCTCCTACAAGAGTTGTAGAACCAAAGTTAGTAAATCTAATATTAGTAGTAGTCATTCCTTATCCTAATGCACGAGAACCTAAAACACTCATCCCTAATGCCATACCACCAGACCCACTAGCTGCTGTTACTTCTACAGCGATGTCTGGACGAGACCAAGGAACATAAATTTTATCTGTTTTAGGTTTAAGAAAATCTTGTGGGTGACGATATTCAAAATCATCCTCACAAACACGAAATCCTTGCCAATCTAATTTTAGTTCAGAGGCTTTAAATTTAAAACCACAACGATCACAAATTGCTAACCACTCACCGGGTTTATAGTAATCTCTCATTAGTGTCTATATCCGTCATATTATGCTAAACCGTGTCTGGCCATCAAACCATATGATATTCGTTCTCGTTGCACAGTCAATGGCGCAATTGGAAGAATCACAATCTCATGTACCTGTATATTCGACCACGCCGCCACACCACCACCTATTGCAGCGAGAGTGAATCCACCCATGTTATTTGTGCCAGCATTACCAGCCGTTGCTACATCAAGATTTCGCACCAGCCTAGACGACGCACCATTGAATACGGCACAAACAACAGTCTTCGTACCAACTGCAACTGTAGATATTTCACACGCGCTAGACCCTGCTGATATGGATATTCGTGGTGAAGCAGTAGTCTGCTGGCAGGCACCACCAGCAATACCAGCACCATCAAACAGCACATCACCAGAGGTCCATGAAATCTGCGTAACTACAATGAAGACGGTTGTTGGCTGATTTAGGGTAAAAGCGGCTGTTGTTCCATACTGGTTTGTGCCATTAAATGTGTAACTGCCGTCGGCATTCAGTGTTGGTGAATTGAAAAGCTGTAAATGCCGACCGTTGCCGGAAATGTCATCCCATTGCCCGGCCGCTGTGCCTATACCATTGCGGAACCACACAGCAGGACTGAATAATTTAATGTATTGATCTAATGTTGGTGCATTAAATTGTTGTTGCAATAGGTGTGCTAATTGCCGTTTAGACAGTTGCATTTGAAAATGAAAATACAATTAAAATGCTATAAGTTGAACCAGAAAATCCACCATTAGTAGTAAGAATAATATCTCCTGTTCCTCCAGTAGAACCGGGATCAACTAAGCCACCAAATGGTTTGTAATCACGATAACCACTATTACAAAGTACATCTAGTTCATCATCAGTAGTATGGTCAAAATGAAGACGAACAGAATTAAATCCTTGAATATTCCAATACAATTCTTCTACAACAATTTTAGAAGGTTCTGTAATACCAAGAGTAGCTGCAATAGCAGATTTATCTACTTTAACAACGGCTGATTCACCAGTGCCATCACTAATGTTCGTCAGCCGAACTGCATACTTATACTTACCTTGGAACATCGTAACTGTGTCAACAGTATCAGCCATTATAAATCTCCAAAGATGGGAGGGGGCCGTAAAGCCCCCAACCCGGTTACATCATTAAGCGTTGTTGTAAACAGCAGTACCACCACCCTCAAGACCCCAAGCATCAGCTTCGCCAGCAAAGCGGCAATTAAAAGCATGACCACCTGTGAAATCAAGAGTGTTTTGAGCACCAGCACCATCAATGGAGCTTACATTACAGTTAGTAATTAAACCACTGTTAGCAGCACCATTAAAGTCTACCCATAGAGCACCGTCAATATTAGAGCGGAATGCACAGTTATCAATCCAGACATTCGTCATATTACCAGACGAAGCAACTAGACCAACAACTGAGGTTTGTGCTACGTTTGCAGCAAGGAAGCAATCCTTCATATAGAAACCACTAGACGCTACTGCATTGATATGTGAGTCATTTGCAGCATCACCAGTAATCCACTTGCACTTTTCAAAACTAATGTCATCACAACCAGTTGCAAGGTCAACTACATGAACATAGTTAAGATTAGTAGCAGCTTCAGTGAAGTAGCAAGAATCAAATGAAAGACCATCAACACCAGAAACATCAAGACCAATTGCTACGTCTGCAAAATTAGCCTGCCATTCAATGTTATAGAATGAGCAGTTATCCGCAGTAATAGCAAAAGTTGCAGCAGCAGCAGTAAAACTAAACTTAGGACGCTTAGTACCAGTACCAAGACCAATTACAGCAACACCAGCTACGTTTACATCAATAGCCGCAGCAGTAGCCACGTTTTCAGCGTGACCCGGCATTAGCATGATAATGTCACCACGGTTTGCTTTACAAAGAGCAAGAGCACGAGTAAGTGTTGCTACTGGCTTAAGATAAGAACCATCGTTACCATTAGCACCAGCTACACCGCCGGGTGGAAGAACTGTACTATTGTTGACCCAAAAGACTTTACCGGGATGGGCTACTTGAAGTGGAAGGCCACGAATCGTAACACCATTAGAAAAGCCGTTTGGAAAATTTGACATACCCATTTAAGTCTCCTTATCGAATAGGGAAGGGGCTTGGGTAAGCCCCTCCCACAACTTTACAACTTATACGCCGGGAGTCCCGTAGATGCAGCGAGGATCGGTAAAACCGAATGAATAACGAGCGGTAGCCTTGAACTTAGCGTTCTCGGTATCAAAATCGTTATCCATACCAAAATCATCACCCCTACGCTCAAAATGCTTAAGACCATCAGGTACATCTGTCTGAAGGAAGAAAGCAGTCGTAGAAGTTAGATACTGGTTCACTACAACCTTGGGAATCTTACCCATCATCTTAAGAGCGTTAATGTCGTTGTCAGCAGTGTAGACACGACCTTCCGTCTTAAGAATACGCTCTGCCTCAAAAACGAGGTCAGGTGGGATAATTAGCTGACGAGGACGAACAGCAATCTTGAGACCACGATCATCGGTAAACTTCATAATGTCGATGTTCATTTGCTCAAGAGCAGCTTCCGAAAGGTTAGCTGCAACTGAAAGTTCGTTAGACCAAGTACCACCAGTTACGTTTGGATGGTCAGTAGCGCAAAGTTCTTTACCGTCACCACCGGCATAAGCTGCCGTAAAAGCACGGTTAAGAACGTTTGCAGCAATTACATCCTTAGTAAGACGCATTGAGCGGGCAAGAGAGGTTGCTTTCTTCTTACCGATAACCCCATAAAGGTCATCTTCATACGCCTCACGAGTGATTACAAACCCGAGACCATAAGTTACATGGTTGTAACGGGTTTTGAAACCTTGTTGTGACGTATCGTAAGAGATTGCATTACCTTCGGATTTGGCTACAGCATAACCAAAACCAGTGGTACCAACATCCTCTTCAAATGCGCGGTTAGATTTCTCAGTCGTAAAAATATCTACATACTGAGGTTTATAGTCGCCATATGCCTCACCATACCACTTGTTAATACCGGGGGCAAGTGCGCTTGCAAAACTAGCACGAGTCATTGTCATGTTAAATGTCCCCTATATTAAGCGTGGAATGCTTGTTCAGCACGGGTTGCCATAACCCAATAACGACCCCAAACAGCAGTAGGATCATTGTCAGGCATAACTGGAACTTCTACAACGGTGAAATCCGCGTTAGTGCTAGTCGTGATTTCTTGTGCAGAAATACCAGTTGTGGTATTACCGGCCGTAGCAAGCAGGTCAACAGTGTCACCAACAACTTTGGTAAGAGCGGTGGCGGTCTGTGCTTCAAAGATTACATCGTCGAAAGGAACATAGTACACACACCATTCGGTATGCGTAGATGCACTGTCGTCATAAAAACGTGTGCTAAGGCTGTCTGGATTGTATGGGCCAAAAGGAGTGCGCCCATCCTTATCAAACTTACCAAAGCCAACAGCTACTCCAAGTAAACTAGCATCGTTGCTTGCAGCAACAGCAGCAAGACCAGACGCTAGATTAAGAGCGTCGCCTAGAAAAATATCAGCACCATCAGCAACACCGATAGCACGGACTAGGCTAGTCCAAGGAGCGCCACTAAGAGTCTTAACGGGTTTAAAACCGTTAGGACGATCTACGTTAGCCATAATTTAACTCCATAAAAAGAATTGAATTTTGGCCTTGTAGTTTGTTCATAAAAGATCGAGATTACTCCCGCCTCAACTTGAGTTCACCAACAAGGCCACCAGATTCGGCCTCTCGATAGATTCCGGCCTCTAGTTCATCAGCACGAGCATTCATTGCTTTCATATCCTGATCGTAGAGGTCTTTATCAATACACATGAGATAAGCCGTTACACCGGCTCCAACGCCTTTAGAGATAACATCACCCATTTGTGAGCCATATCGAGAGTGGTCTGCTACTCGAACGTCACCAACATTGACATGCTCAAAACCGGATGCCCTCATAAAATCGACATTGTAGTCGTTAATCCAAGCGTATTTTTTAGTGGGGTCCATCCCATCAACCCATAGCACATTTCTATCAGCGCCAATGGGAATACGTCGTTGGGTAGCCACTGTCTCTGGCTTTGCCTTCGTAGTCTTTAGTGTCTCTTCAAGTTTAGACATTGCTTTCACCTCTCTCAAATCGGCTAAATACGTCATTGTCATTCATTAGGATGTACTGTTCACCAGTTTCTTCATCCCTAACACTAATGCCAGTATATCGTTTATATTGTACACGATCACCAACTTTAGCATAAGGTTCATATACTGACTTAAACACCCCATCAACGAACTCCTTCCATGCCAGTTCACCAATTGCAACTACAGTACCAGTCACGGACGCTGCGGCCTCTAATCGTTCATCTTTTGCAAGAAGAATGCCGCTTTTAGTTTTAGTTTCTACAGGATCAGGTTTAACTAAAATTCGATTACCAGTTGGGATAATCATTTGTCACCTCTGATCTTTTTAACTTCTTCGATGTATTCTTGTTTATTCTTAAATACACCTTGATCTAAAAACATCTGACAAGCCCGCTCTTCTTCAGCAGTAAGTTTAAAAGTATCAGTCTTACTTTTGCCATCACCCTTAGGATTCACAGGACTTTTTTCCTTAGAAGCAGGATTTTCAAACACTTCAGGAAAACGTTTAGCAACTCTAGCTTCTACATGTTCCAGTAATTCACGCTCAGTAGCGTTTGGATTTTTAGTCCTAAACTGGATACCAATTGTATCAGCATATCGACTTGCTTCATCGTCACCTTCTAATTCATACCACTTATTTACTTTATGCCAAGCTTTAAATGTAGGGGTTGGGCCTTTAGGAACATCATCTACCTCAACTTCAGGCATATCAAATTTACGTTCCTTAACCTGCTCAATCTCTTCATCTAGCTCCATAACACGATCAATTTCGTGATTCTCTAGAGCCTCTTTCTTAGCAGCTTTAAGCTTAGCTAAAGCGTCTTTCATGGCGTTTTCATAAACTTTTTTGTGATGTTCAACTAGAGCTTTAAATGCTGCACTAGTCTTTTTGTTGTTATCTTTAAGTTTATGAATCTCATCAAAAAGTTCACCACGTTCGACAAAATCTTTTGCGCTACGCCAGTCGTCAGGATTTTTACCAGAAGCTTCCCACTCTTCTTTAGAAATCCAACCACCTTCTCGTGCGGCTAGTTCAGTCGGTGACTCTTTGACTTCGTTTTCTTCAAGTGTTTCTTTATCATTTACATCTTTGTCTTTATCTACTTCGTTATTTTGTGTCGTCATAATCTAACTCCAGTACTTTTTGGAGACCAGACAGGATTCCAATCATTCTTGCTTGTGTTAGTGAATCCATGTCCACCGTTTTTACAATCATCTGAAGAGCTGTTTCCTGTTCAGATTTTACTGCACCAAAAAAAGCTTTAGTTTGTGGATAAGTTAACCACTCATCAAAATCTTCTCTACTTATTTCCTTTTCGTTCATTTGATTTCCTCATAGAAGCTTGCTTCTTCATCATTTCTTCTTTTGCTTGCATCATACGCTCATTATGCACAAGTTTCTGTTCGCCTTCAGCAGCTTTAGTTTGCATATCCATTCCGTGTTCTTCTTGTTTAAATTCCATGTCCATCTTATGTTCTTGGGCTTTAAACATAAGTTCCATTTGTCGGCGGAAGGATTCTTCTTGAGTCTTAACACGTTCTGCTTCAACCTTGGCTTGTTCAATCATAGCAGCGTCACCAAGTTGTTGAGCTTTAGCGTAATTAAGAATTACTTCTGACTCTCGCTTACGAGATTCACTCATAAGCGTCATATATTCTAATTGTTCTTTTACTTGATTACTGCGCTTAAGCTCTTCAAGTTCTGCTTGCTTAAGTTGAATTTCAGGAGGAACAGAAGGTGGAGGAGGAGTCATTAATGCTACCTTATTCTCCACATCAATATTATCAAG